AGTATTAGCATCTGCTACTGTTAAAATTGCCATGTCTACTCCATTTGGAGTAATTCCACCAACAGCAGCAGACCCTGAAAATTGTACTCTATTCCCTACTACTAGTCCATGACTATTATGTGTAACTGTTATAGTAGCACTACCACTACTAACTACAAAAGGATTAGCACCTAACGAACCATTGTGATCTTTTAAATTTCTTCTAGCTGCATAAGGTACACCATTTAATATCCAAAGACCTACTACTGGTCCTACACCTGATACAGTACCATAGGTTGAATCATAATCAGCATAACCACTTATGCGTCTATAACCACCAAATTGTGATACTTCCATATTTAACATACGCAAAGCTGCCCCAGGATTAGTACCAGCTAGTGCTAACGCATCTTCATTTGTAAACAACCCACCTCTAGAGAGGACTGTTACATCCTTTAAAGCATCTACCATTAACCATTACCATGAGGTACATTTATTAATCGGCTTACGCGAGTATCTCTAACATCTGTAAATCTATTGATTAGAAGAGTTCTCATTCTATCAATACCTTCATCATATTTTGCTTTAACTAATTGAGCCTGTTGAGAATTATCTCTAAACATAAAACAATGATATAAAGCACCATCTATAACTACGTGCTTGTATGCATCAGGTATAGTCATAGTATCTGTAGCGTTTACAAGATCTGTAGCATAGGCAAAGTAACTATAGCTTACACTATATGTTGCATCAGGTCTAGGAGTAAATCCTACTTTATTATCTAATGTACGATAAATATAAATAGGTTGATCAAAATCACCTGTACCTGCTTCTGCATCTCTTTCAAAGAATCTTTTTATAAATGTATCATAGTCTATTAGTTTTAAATTACGTGCTGAATGATTATTATCCGCATCATAGTTTATTCTAAATGAATCCCAATCAGCTATTTTAAAGTCAGATTCTAATGCGTACTCTTGTGTCCCTATTACTAGTGTTAAAGAACCAGCAGTAAAGTTAAAAGGAAATTCAAATTCTCTTTGGGATATTTCTTGTATTGAACTATTTATAGCATCTTTAACTTGTGCGCGAAAACCTGTAGCATTTGGAAAATCAGTTGCAGTTAATTCAACTTCATTCAAACGTCTAAGGGTATCATTAACTAATGTCAAATAGGTTGTTGTCATATCTCACCCAAATTAAAGAAGGGGGTAGCCCCAATACAGAACTACCCCACAATACTTTATTATGCCAAGGCATCTCTTGCAGCAGCCGTTGGGTATGCCCCATTAGCAGTACAATCAATAAGTAAAGCATACACTCTACATACACCTACAGCAGCAGCAGCTCCTGCCAATTTAAGATCAATCGTGTCTTCCGTACCGACAAGTTGAAGATAAGTTGACGCAGCGTTAGTAATTAGTAGATTGGTTTGTCCGTTAGTACCTGCGGTTCCAAAAGTCCCAGCAGCACTAGTCATATCAAAACCGTCTACCATGTCATCACCAGCAGCAAAGTCTAAGTCTCCTGTAACACTAGAAGTAAACGGAGTTACTATTTGAAGACCAGCGTTAAAGACTATAGTACCAACAGGGATTGTTAGCATCTGAAAGATATCCCCATCAGAAATAGTATTACCAGCAGTAATTAGTTTAGGAATATCCAGATATGCTTCAATCTGGTAAAAAGGGTTATTCCCAAAGTGTGCTGGTAAAGTACCATCAGAGTTTGCACCTACACCTGCTGTAGATGATGCAGTAAGATCAAAAGTAGCCATTGTCTATTCTCCCTTAACCTGCAATATTATAGTGAGCGCGAACTAGTGCTTCTGGACGAAGAACTTTGCGACCATATAAATGCATACCACGAACAATATCAGCAAAGCTGTCATTATCACGATATGTTTCTACCTTCTCTACTTGAGAAGCTGTAGCAACAGCAGAGTCATGCCCTGCAACAATTGCCCCAAAGTGGGAAGCAGAACCGTTGGTATCAATTGTACCTGGGCCTGTGCCTATTGATGGTAAATTGTTAGACATATAAACTCTGAAACCCCTAATTAAACCAGAGATGATGCGACCATTACGTAGAATGTCAGGATTACCTGAAGCAAAATCACTATTTAATAGTTTGGAGTTTTCGTCGTTAAGCTGTTCAGCGAATACTGGATCGACAACAACCCAACGTCCATCACGGTCAACATTTTGTTGATCAAGTAAACGAGCCATACGGTTTAGCACTTCCAATGGAGTTGCTTCACCAGTAGATCCGTCTGCATGAGTTGCGATTGAGTCGGAAGCAGCACCACCAGAAACAAAACTGTTACGAGCAATTAACATAGAAGCTAGTAAACCGTTGGCTGCTGCTCCTGCAATAGGATCAGTACCTGATTTATCTCCAGCTACTCTAGCGGTTCCAGCATTAGCACTAATTGTAGCTTGTTTGAAACCTGTTAAGTAACCTAGAACTTCTTGGTCAAATTGATCTTTTAGACGATAGCCAGCACGATCACTAGCCATTGACTCAAAGTTTACATGAGAATGAGCTTCTTCAATGTCATCAATTTTAAAAGCAAAGTAGTTAGCTTTATCAACGACTAGAGTAAAGTCATCATCTTGTAGGTCTTGTGGCTGTACTTGTGTGCCACGAGCATATTCTTGAACCGTTATTTCAGGCTCTTTAATGATACGCACTGTATCACCAAAATTTGCGATCTCACCAAAGTAATCACTGTTGGTAATATCTTCACATATACTAGTTTTACGAAAAGCTGACTGTACCTTCTTGCTATAAATAATAGGTGAGAAGTTACCATTAGGTAGGTTTCCGTAACCAGTTGCAGTCTTAAAAGCCATTGGTTATCTCCTTTCGGCTATATATCGAAACGAGCCAACTTCGACAGTTTCAAGGCTACATCTTTAGGGTGAGGATAATCCTGGCCTAACGATTGTAGGTAGTTGATATGTTTAGAGTTAGCATGGACAGGAGGTAGTCTTTTGTAACTTCAGAAGAGGCTCCTAAAAGAAACTAGCTATGTTTTATTTATAGCTAGTTTTATAATTGTCTGTAGTATAACACATTTAATTTAAATTGTCAAGTACTTTATCTAGCACCAGCAGTTAAATCATACGAAAATGTACCATTTCTTATAGATTCTGATATTGCCTCTTCATATTTATCCCAATCTGAACCTGTTAAATTCTTTACCCTTGACTCAGACCATACATTTCTATCTTGATTTGCAGGTTCACTAGATCTAGAAGTTCTAGAAATTGCTTTAGCTGCATCTTTATTTGATTTAGGTTTACTAGTTTTTTTAGTTTCTAGCTTATATAAATCAATTGCTTTACCTGCTGCTCTAGGATCATTATCATTTTCATAAAGTGCTGATTGTATCCACTTAGGTTGATCTGAAACCCAATCATGGAACTCTTGATCTGCTCTTATGTCTGCAAAATCAGGATGAAGTTTTTCTAATTCATTCTCTGCTTTTTCCATTTGGACTTTAGATTTTAATTCATCAACGTATTTAAGTTTTTCTTCTACGTCTTTACGTGCTTCTACAGCTTTCTTTGTTGCAATAGTTTCTACTATTTTAGCAACGTCAGGATACTGTTCAGTCCACTGCTCTAACTCTTCATCAGTCTTAGGTAACTTTACTTGTTTGCGAGTTAAACCCTCAACTTGTTCCTGTAATTTACGCAACTCGTTTGTATGTTGTTCTTGAATTTGTTGATTATGTCTTCTTAAATCTCCATATCTTTTTTTAAATGTTTTTTCTTCAGGCTCTAAATTATCTTCTTCTACAGAGGTTTCTGTTTGATTACGTTGAGCTTCTAGCTCTTCTATTTCTTTATCTACCTCTTCAATAGATTCTCTTTTATATCGTGAATTTATTGGTACTGTTTTAACTTCTTGTTGTACTGATTCCATTTTAGTTTCTTTCTCTTAGGGGCTACTAGTTGCTTTTCACCATGAAAAGGGTAGTAGGTAGCCTTATTATCTATATCCTACGCCCTCGACAAATTGATTGCCCATGATTGCGGAAGACATAGTTTTTGGGGGATCTTTTTCACTATCAAGTTCCCATAAACCTGTTCCTCTAAAATCTTCAAAATTTCTAAATATATTGTCAACGTACTTTCTATGTGTAGGATCAACGTACTTTTTGTCTCCTTGTGTATTTAAAAAAGATGTTAGTCGATTAATCTGATCTAAATTTGCCTCATCCTCAAATTTTAATAATCTTTCAGCTTCAGGTTTAAGAGGACCAGATGCGTGTAAATAATCATGTTTTATTGTAGCTCCTTGCATTGGTCTAAAAGGCGCTCCAGTTGCTAAAGGATTATTCATACCTGTACCTACATTTTCCCCTACATTAGCAAAGTCTTGATCATCCCCAGGATAACCGAAGTCACCCTGTCTAAATTGTAATTCTGTGCTAAATATTTTTTTAAGTGCATCTTTATTAGTTGAGCCTTCTGGTAAGTTATCTAAATCTTTCTGAGTAAAACCGTCATACTGCATACGTTTAGATTCCGCGTAGTTATCTAACGTCTTTATAAGTTGTCTATTAGCTGCTGCACTTCCAGACCCTAAGATTCTAGTGCTACCCTGTCTATATGCATCTACAACACTTCCATAATTTTCGGTATCAACTCCTGCATTTTTTAGTTGTAACGCTATAAAAGGATCTCTTCTAGATATTTTCGGGTCTATAGTTGTAGAATCAATTCTAGGTAAGCGTCGAGCTTGTTGCCTACGTTTTTTTAATTCTTTTCCTTTTAATACTCGTTCTTCAGGAAATCTATCCTTACCTGTAAATCCTTGCATTTCTGCAATAACATCTTCATAAGTTTTAACTTCATTATCAAAAGCACCTTCAACAGTTAGAGGTTCAGTTAACTCTCTGTATCCTACTCCTTCTATATATGCTCCTCCCTGATTAAACTTTTTTTTTTGCATTAAACCACCACTAGCAAGCTTCTTCTTTTTATCTTTTGGTTGTGGTTTAACATCTATATTCATAATTGATGGAGCCATGCCAAGTTCGTTTTGGGCAGAAAGTGGACCACTTTTTAAATCATTTATTAATTTTAATGCTACCCCTGTTGGATTATTTCTTGTTGGAGTCATACCATCTCTACCATCTTCATAGTCATTTCCGTAATCATCTGGTATCATTTCAGAAGCACCACCTGCCCAAGCAAGATCTTCTGCCCTACTAAACCCAGGAGCAGCCCACGCACTATTCATTGCTTCCATTTTCATTTGATTAATTTTTACTTGATCCGTTATTCCGTCTTTGGCTGCTCTAGCTTCAGCTTTAGCTCCTGCTGCATTTCTAGCTTCCATTCTACGATCTCTCATATAACCTTCAAAAGCTTCCATAGCTTTAACAACCCTACCTACACCAACCATATCCAGTATTTTTTCTACTGCCATTCCAGTGTTAGGATTATCTTTTTGTATATTATCCATAGCTTGTCTAAATTGGTTTGTTGTTTCCGCAGTTATTTTTTCAGGATCAATTGAATCCATTGCAACATCAATAGCCATATCTGTTCTTTGTTGTGCGGTAAGTTCAGGGAATCTTCTTTCTTCATTATAATCACCATCATCACCAAAAGACTCTTTCAACTCATTAACACCAAGATTAAAAATTGGAATGTTACCATCTGCACCAAAATCACTATATTCTGGAGCAGATTGAAATATTTCACCAGGATCTCTTGACCCTACACTTGGATCTGAACCTACGTGCATTTCTCTATTACTTTCAAATGTATCTGCTGATGGATCTGCATCTCCACCAACGTCAAAAAAACCACCTTTATCAAAAGACATTATTCCTTTAGGTTTAGACGATGCTACCACTATTTCAATAGAACCTGATTTTGGTTTTTTGTCAGAAAATTTCATTTCATTATCGTCATCTTCAGGTTTTCCATCCTCATCAACATTCTGGATCATACCTAAATCTTCCATTTGTTGGATTTCTGATAATACCCTACGATGCATAGATATTACACGCTCTAAACCTAAATACCTTACAACATTAGCAGGTAATACATATTCACCTTCAGAAAGCATGGCAGGAACATCATCTGCTACTTCTTCTGAGGTAGCTCCTGGTGGTGGATCTCCATTATCTGAATCCTCTACAGATTCT